ACAGTAGGCGCGTTTATCCTTACAGCTATTACGCCGCTGGTTGAGACAATTGTAAACAAGGTTGTGCCGGCGATACAAGATTTCACAGAAAACATTGGGGATAAATTGCAGCCAGTATTGCGATTTATTCAACCTATTCTTAACGGACTTAGATCAGCGTTTGAAAGCGTGCGCGGATCAATCCAGCGCAACAACGAAGATTTACAGCCATTTTTTAACCTTATGGTAAACATTGGCGAATTTGCCCGCGACGTACTTGCACCTATTTTGGGCAAAACTTTAGGCGGGGCTTTCAGGCTATTAGGCGGCATATTGTCAGAAATCATCGATCAGTTTGCCAACCTTGTAAGTTTGATAACAAATATTTACAATCGGATTAAGGGCATTATTGACGCAGTCAAAGGCGTTACCGGATCAATTGGTGGCTTCTTTAGCGGGGCATCAATGTCCACTGCATCAATGGCATCAACATCACAGGCTGCAATGATTTCATCTGCGCCATCAGTTGCAGTGCCTTATGTACCATTAGCAGACGAATCAGATGAACGGATGCGTCGCTTTGCAGCTGGCAGGACTACGAGCATCACAGTCAATGGGGCAATTGATCCTGAATCAACAGCCCGTCAAATTGTCGGCCTACTTAATGACTCATCAGCTCGCGGCACGCTAGGCGGTTCAGGATTGGTCTTTGCATGACCGCATATACACCCAGTTACAAAGTGCTGATAAACAGCGTTGAATTAACTGATGTGACAGTAGCTAACTTGACCATTACATCAGGTCGCACAGACATTTATTCACAGCCGGTAGCAGGGTATTGCCAGTTGCAATTGCTGAATTTTAATAACAGCATTTATGACTTTACAGTAGGTACAGGCATCACCATCGAAGTCACAGACTCAACTGCCGCGTATGTGCCGATATTTGGCGGTTACATTTCAGATTTTACAATTGCCGTTAATCAAACTGGTGCGCTGGGCAATACAACAGCTGCACAAATAACAGCTTTGGGCGCATTGTCTAAATTGCCTAAAATTGTCGATGATGGCATTTTGTCTCAAGATGAAGATGGCGATCAGATTTACAGCCTTTTGTCAGGCTACCTTTTGGGTGAGTGGAATCAAGTGCCAGCGGCAACAACATGGGCTACTTATGTGCCTGCAAATGGCACATGGGCAAACGCGCTTAATCTTGGATTAGGTGAGATAGACCGCCCTGGCGATTTTTTACTTATAGCTCGATCAGCTAGTGAAACCGATGTGTACAGTCTTTGCTCACAAATTGCCAACAGCGCGCTGGGCGTACTTTATGAAGAGGCCAACGGCAACATTGGCTATGCAGACAGCACACACAGACAGGATTACCTAGCCGCTAACGGATACACCACGCTTGATGCAAACCACGCCAACGGATATGGCTTAGCGGTTACAACCCGCGCTGGTGACATCCGAAACAAGTACGCCATCACTTATGGCAATAATGGCAACAGCACCTACGTTGCACAAGATTTAGACAGCATTGAAACCTATGGTCAATATGGCGAGGCGTTTTTATCCAGCATCAAGCAGACAGCAGATGCCGAAGATTTTGCAGATCGCATCATTGCGTTACGTGCTGATCCTACGCCTAAATTTCAGAGCATTACTTTTGAGCTAGGCAACCCTGAAATTGACGATTCCGACAGGGATGCCCTTATCAACATATTTATGGGTCAGCCTGTATGGATACAGAACCTGCCTATAAATATCGCCAGCGGGTCATTTGAGGGCTATGTCGAGGGCTGGACGTTTAGGGCAAGCCTCAACAATTTGACCATTACGTTTAACGCGTCACCGGTCAATTTCAGTCAGGTTACCGTAAAATGGAATCAGGTAAACGCAGCCGAAGCATGGAACACTTTGAACCCAGCATTAACATGGCTTAACGCGATTGGAGCAGTAGCTTAATGGCAACAACAACACCTAATTTTGGTTGGTCAGTACCAACCTCAACAGACCTTGTGAAAGATGGCGCAACAGCTATTGAGACACTTGGCGATTCTATTGACGCTTCATTACTTGATTTAAAGGGTGGCACATCAGGCCAAATCCTTTCAAAGAATTCCAATACAGATATGGATTTTGTATGGATCGCAAATGACCAAGGCGATATTACCGGAGTAACAGCAGGTACTGGTATTTCAGGCGGTGGCACTTCTGGAACTGTAACAGTAACAAACTCAATGGCAACCGCTATCGATGCCAAAGGTGACTTAATTGCTGGAACTGGCGCGGATGCTTTTAGCCGTTTAGCAGTCGGAACCAATGGTTATGTATTGACAGCCGATTCAGCCGAAGCGACAGGTATTAAGTGGGCTGCTGCAGCTGGTGGCTCAACCTATGCAGGTGTTTCTGTTGGTAACACTTCTGGCAGCGTTTCTATTGCAAACGGTACTTATACTGCAGTTAACTGGGCTACTGAAGATTTTGATACAGATGGATATCATTCAACTTCATCAAATACTTCAAGAATTACAATTCCAACTGGTAAAGCTGGAAAGTATCAAGTAGGCGGATTTCTATTGTGGGACCCAAATACATCAGGCATGAGAGTCATTTCAATATACAAAAATGGAACGGAATGGAAATATACGTCCATGCCTTCTAGTAATCAATATCCAATCACAGAAATTACCACAGTAATGAATTTAGCTGTAGCAGATTATATTCAGGTTTATGTCTGGCAAGATTCTGGTTCAGCCCGAGATATATTTCCTTATTCTACTCAGGCGCAATTCTACGCTAGTTTCTTAGGAGCATAATCATGGAATTATTTGACAAAATTATTGCAACGTATCCAGAACTTACTTCTGAAGATTTTGGTATTCGAGGAACAATAAAACTTCAAGATGATAGTGATGGCCTTGGGGCTTATATTGCTAAATGGGAATACAGCAAGCCAATTCCTAAAGGATTAAAACTAGGCAAATGACGTATCCACAAGGCACGGCAGCCCTAGCAATTAGCATTGCCTTAAAAGAACAAGGTTACGTTGAAGAACCCGATAACATTACAAAATACGGCAAATTTACAAAGGCAGATGGATTGCCTTGGTGTGGTTCATTTTGCAACTGGGTGCTGGCACAAGCTGGAGTCAAAAATCACAGCGTAGTCGGCACAGCTGCCGGAGCGCACAAATTTAAGGAAATGGCTCGATGGTTCAATGAGCCTATACGTGGGGATTTAGCCTTTATGGATTTTCCGCATGATGGCGTAGATCGCATTAGTCACGTAGGCATTGTGGTCGGACGCGATGGCAACAACATTTTGGTAGTTGAGGGAAATACATCACGTGGCGGGGATCAACGCAACGGCGGCATGGTATTGCTTAAGGTACGTACAGCTGATGTCATCGTAGGATATGGCAGGCCAAAATACGTGCCCTATAAAGGTGAGTATCCTTTGGTTGAAGTAGCAGCACCACCAAAAAAAGCAAAGTTAATGAGAGGTAAAAAATGAAAGAATTTAAAAAGATAGCAGCATCCTATGGTCGTTCATTTTTGGCTTCTTGCCTTGCCGTTTATTTGGCAGGCGTAACTGATCCAAAGGCTATACTCGGGGCAGGGTTAGCAGCCGTATTGCCACCATTGTTACGCTGGTTAAACCCAGATGACACAGGGTTTGGGGTCAAGGGGAAGTGACACCAACAGAGTGGACAGTGGTAATCACTGGCATCATTACAGTGGTTACTGCTGTCTATTCAATGATGCGCTACATGGTCAAATCTATTATGCGTGAGTTTTCCCCTAACGGCGGCTCAAGCCTTAAAGATCAGGTCAATAGAATCGAAGCTCGATTGGATGCGCTTTACGACAAATTGCTTGACTAGCGCTTAAAATTAGGCTATGGCAAAACCGAGGCAAAAAAAGGTCATTGACCTAGATACCTACGCAGCTTTAGATGCTTATGCCATTTGCCTGCACGAATACTACGGATCACTACGCAGAGCCGGCTTTGCAGCCGATATTGCTTTATCCATGATCCAAGATAAATTGTCATATCCGGATTGGATATTGCCGTCAATCCCTAACAAAATCGACAACATCCCCTATGAAGATGATGAGGATTGATGAGACGCATAGTTATCGTCAGTGACATGCAAATTCCGTTCCACGATACAAAGGCCGTCGCTAACCTTGTGGCCTTTATTAAAGAGTTTAAACCTGATGATGTAGTAACTATTGGCGATGAGATAGATTTCAATACGCTTAGCCGGTTTGCAGAAGGCACGCCGGAAGCCTATGAGCAGACGTTGGGAGCAGATCGAGATACAGCTGTGCAAGTGTTAAAAGATTTGCAGGTCACGCACATGGTAAGGTCAAATCATAGTGATCGCATGTACACACAAATCATGCGCAAAATCCCGTCATTTTTATCATTACCAGAATTGCGTTTTGAACGATTTATGAAGCTGGATGAGTTAGGGATTAAGTTCCACAAAAAACCATTTGCCATTGCACCTAATTGGCTGGCAGTTCATGGTGATCACACACCGATTAAGTCACAAGGCGGGTTGTCGGCCTTAGAAGCTGCACGCCGCTATGGTCGCAACGTCATATCCGGTCACACGCATCGCATGGGCAGATCATCATTTACAGAGGCATTTGGGGGTAAACAAGGCCGCGTGCTACATGGCGTTGAGGTCGGAAATCTCATGTGTTTAGCAAAGGCCGGATACATGAAGGGTTACGCCAACTGGCAGACCGGATTTGGAATTATGTACGTCGATGGCAACCACGTATCGGTGGACTTAATTTACATGGAAAAGGATGCCAGTTTCATTGTGGCGGGCAAACGATATGGATGACTTGAAGATAGACATTGTGCGATCCATTGATGACGCGGTGGACGCAGTCCTAGATGCTGGATTTGCTACTCGACACGCCGAAATTTGAGCGTAATCCTTGACCTTGTCAGGGTATTGCTTCACCCTTATGGCAGGGAGCGAAACGCAGTAGCTTCCTGAACGGGAGCAAAAATGTATTCAATTGGTGAAGTTATGGCATGGACGCTGATAGGTGTGGCCATTGGATTTACTTTTGCCTACACGTTAGGCCGAAAAGATGGGCTACGTGAGGGCATTGCAATTGGATGGCGCAGAGCTACAAGCGTTAGATTGACACAGAGTGACCGCTAATGGGATTTCTAGACAATTACGAGACAGTCAATCAAAAGGTTCAACGCCTGCACGCGACTTATCCAACCAACCGCATTGAAACTAACATCATTGATTGGAATCCTGAAAAGGGTTACATCATGATTGAGTGCCGAATTTATCGCCATTACGATGATGACAAGCCAGCCGCAATTGATTATGCACATGGCATGGTCGGGGCTTACAACGTCCAGATGAAACGTTGGTATGTCGAGGACACAGTCAGCAGCGCAATTGGGCGTTGTGCCAGCGTTGTGCTAGGTGCGGAGATGAAAGCATCGCGCGAAAGCATGGAGCAGGTCGAGACGCTACCAAAAACATTTGTCCAGGATGATCCATGGGCTAAGCCGATTTGGGATGAGTCAGGATTTACCACTGCAAAACAAGCTGTAGAAGCAATTGCAGATCAACTAGGTGGAGAGTTAATGTCAGAAGCCCCTATTTGTAAGCATGGTCACATGTTGCTAAAAGAAGGAACAAGTGCCAAAACAGGACAGCCATATCGAGGCTATGTCTGCACAGAAAAAACAAAAGCAAATCAATGTCCGGCCTTGTGGCTAACGCTTACAAGTGACGGCAAATGGAAGGAGCGCATCTGATGAGTGGTTTACACATGGAGATGCCCGACGGACGCAAAATCACCATCGAGGTTGATGGCACGATAATTAGAGATGATGACGAGATACCGGTTGATTTTTGTGATGGCTGCCAAAGCTATCGCCCAACTCATTTTGGTAAACACGTTGCAAATCAAGGATTATCGTTGATTTGGCTATGTCAGGCGTGTAAATGATAAGAGTCGATCTAGATGATGAGACACAAATAGCAAGCACCATATTTGGCCTTATTAGAGCTATTAATTACACCGAGCAATGGCAAGGCAAATGGGCTAAACCCAACTATCAGACGGCAAAACAACAAATCAACTTTCCACAGCTTGTCGATCAACAAAGTGATGCGCTGGGAGCAGAGGTGGCAGTTGCTAAATACTTTAAGCAGCCGATTGATTTGTCTAACCTCAACTACAAGACTAAAGCTGATGTAGGCCACAACATCGAGGTAAAGCACACCAAATGGAAAGATGGATCATTGATCCTGCGCGATCATGACCGGAAAGAGGACATTGCCATATTGGTGACAGGCTCAATGCCAAGATATTACCTATGTGGCTGGATACCGATAGCGGTTGCACGCAGGCCATCACA